ATACTGGTTGAGGATGATTTTTATTTGTCCCAAAACAGGGACGTCTTTCGTGCCATTGCAGCACTGGTAGAAAAAAATATGGTTCCTGATTTGCCTATGATTTCGGCGGAGTTGAACCGGCAGGGGACGGCGGAAAGAGTGGGCATGGATACCCTGTCACAGATTGCCACGGCAGAGGGTACCACCATCAACGCAAATAAATACATAGCAGACTTGCAGGAAATGGGCTGGATGCGGCGCTGCGGTGCCAAAGGACAGGCGCTCACGGAGGCAGCGAACAAGGGAAACACAGAAGCCATATACAGTCTTTTGGACGAGCTGAAAGGCGATAACGTCAAAGGGGATGTACCCCAAAACGCGGCGGAAATCATGACCGGATATGTGCAGGAGTTAGACGCAAGCCGGAAAAACGGAAACAAGCTGAACGGGCTTTCCAGTGGGTTTGTTGACGTTGACATGTATCTTGGTGGGCTGTGCAAGGGGGATTTGCTGATCCTTGCCGCCCGTCCTTCCATGGGGAAAACAGCTCTTACAGGGGATTTTCTGCGGAACGTGGCAAGGAAGCTGCCGGAAAATGCGGTATGCGTGTTTTTTTCTCTGGAAATGGACAAAAACCGCATTGTTTCCCGTCTGTACTGCGGTGACACGGGTACAAATAACGTGGTCTTTTCCATCCATGGCGGAAACAACGTGGAATGGGCTGATTTTCTGGAAAACCTGTCCAAAGAGGGCAGCAGATTTGAGCAAATGGCGGAAAAAATCATCATAGACGACCGACCGGGGCTGGCGGTTACGGATATGCGAAAGGTACTGCATGGGCTGAAAAGCCGGGGAAAAGAAGTGGCTTTTGTTGTCATTGACTATATCCAGCTGATCGCGGCAAGAGGAGAAAACAGAAATCAGGAATTGAGCAAGGTTTCTGCTGGGTTAAAAAATATAGCCCGTGAATTTAACTGTCCTGTCATGGCATTATCACAGCTTTCTAGGTTGTGTGAAATGCGGGCAGACCACAGACCCATGCTGTCAGACCTGCGGGAATCCGGAGCCATTGAGCAGGACGCCGATGTGGTTATGTTTTTGTACCGTGACGAATACTATTTCCCTGATACGGAACGGAAAAATCAGGCGGAGCTGATACTTGCCAAAAACAGAAATGGCCCGACGGGTACTGTGGATTTGATTTGGCGGAAGGAATGTACCAGCTTTCGCAGTTTTTCTAAGTGGAATGAAACCAAAGAGAAAGGACCGTGGGAATGATGCTGCAGGAATTAGCGGAAAAAATGAAACAGGAAGAACAGCCGGAGCCTATCGCCGAACTGCGGCGGATGCGGGCTTTTGTGAATGCTCACCCTTACGACGAAATGAACCAGCGTTATGCCGAGGCGGCGGAGGCAGAAAAGAACATCCGTACAGCTGCAGATCGGTATGAGTGGCTGAAAAACATGGCAGCCATTAACCGGGATGCAACACTTTTGAATCTATACCGAAACTGTTTACGACTGGCAGAGCAGGAAGAACGCAAAGAGGCCGGCGGCGGTGCTGCCTTTTATGAAAAATACAGGGGTGGCATTGAGCGGATCGAGCAAGAAGCCAGAGAAAAATGTGAAAAGCTGTATGGGTACCAGCTGACACTGGATGTCATGGGCGATTAGGAGGTGTTTGGGACTTTGGACAGAAAAGAGATGGAACAGACGGTGCGTCGTGCCTTAGGACATGCCGCGAAGATGGTGGAAGAACAGGAACGGCTGCGGATGCTGCGGGACCAGTTGGAAAATATCAAGGTGGGCGGCGGCATGGGAGAGGGTCACGGAGGCGGCGGCGTATCTGACAAGGTGGCGGGAGAGGCTGCGAGGCGCGAAGAAATCAGACATGAAATGGCCATGTGTGAAAAGCAGATACAGCGCCACTGGAGAGAGTGCTTTCGTGTTCATCGGCTCTTGTTTGATGTGCTGCCAGAGGACGAAAGGCGGCTGGTTATGCTGCGGTGTGGGCAGGGGTTGAGCTGGACGCAGATTGTTTTTAAGTGCAAATACAGCCGCGCTCAATGCTTCCGGAAATATCGGCGCGCCATGGACAAGATTGGGAAACATTGGGAGGAAGTAACAGCAAGCTAAAATGTGAGGAAAAAGAAAAAGCCCCGAAAGGGGCTTTTTCTTTTGAGCGATAACCAAGGGAAGTACCTGGTCTAATGCGGTCAGTTGTGATTTAAAAATGAATCTCATCGACACAGACAGGGTCGGCTCCATCATCGATGACTGCGATGTATCCACCATCTTTGATATACTGTTTTACCATTTCTTTTGCTTCTTCCAGATTGAAAGAACCATAGCCCCAGTCATTATCTTCGGTATCTTTCATAACTGCGTACCAATAAATGGGGAGTTCTTCAACATATTCCCATGCGTCCTCGTCAAAGTGGAAAACATCGTTTTCCCTGCTGCAGTGGTGAGCGATTTCTTCTGCAGTTTTTAGATCTATGATGCCGGAAATATCCATGTTTTCGGCTTCTTCTTTTGTGAATGCATCAAAGCCGATGGCGTTGTTGGTGTCGTCTACGAAAACAAGCTGATTGTATGCGTTGGATTCACAGTAGTATTTTTTCATGTGGATTAGCTCCTTTCTATGTGCCGCCCTCTTGGTGGGGCGGCGTTTTTCGTTGTCCTTCTGGTTTGATTGTATCATTTGTGGTTTATGGGTGCAAGGGTGACTTGGTTTAGTTTTCGCTTGGAAATAATACGGTGATTATGGGATCATCAGCTTTGATCCAGATTTTGACGCCGTTTTCGTCGATGTATGCGCCCCAGGCGTATTCTGGGGCGGCGTTGTTGTCGGCTGCATCCTCCGGGCTGACTTCGCCCCAGTCACGGGAAACAAACCGGAGCAGGCTTTCAAAGACGAACAGGGAGAAAATGGGGTCTTGTTCCATTTTTTCGTTGACTTCGTTTGTTACGAACATGGTTGTCACTTCTCTCTCAATATTCCCACCAGTAACCGGTGCCGTCGTAAAATGTGAGGTATACGCCGTATTCGGTGGCTTTAATACCTGCCACCTGGTCCATGTGGACCACGTCGGCGGATTCGGTGGTAACGGCTGCGGGCTGTTCTTCTCCTGCACCCCGAAGAGAAACGGGGACGCCGGAGGCGGCTTTGTGAAACAAAGTGCTTGACCCTTTGGCGTAGGCTGCGCCGCAGGCCAGGAAGCCCACGGCATAGCCGAAAATAAAGATTGCTGCAAGTGCGGTAGTTTTGATAGATTTTCTCATGTTGATTGCTCCTTTCTTTAGTTCCAGTTTTCTTTCAAATATTCTACAGAGTGCATCAGGATAAAGTTTGCAAGCTCCGCGCGAAGTCCTGTAATGGCTTTGAATAGATCGCTGCGGGATGTTGTGTTTTCGCTGCATTGATAAATATAAAAATCAAGATGTTTCAGCATTTCAAAATGCCACTGCTGGACGGCTGCTGTATGATACTGGTCATTTATAACCATTCTTTTGGTGATGGTTTCTGTCAGGTCGCAAGGGGGATACTGGAAGGTTTCCGCCTCGTTGTATCTGCCTTGGTACGCCCGCTGGTTCATCTCGCACAGTCTGGCATAGATTTTGCAAGCGTCAAAATGCCCAGATGTTTGACAATCAAGCAATTCAAAATAAAGCTCCTCGTTTGCGCAGAAACCGAAAAAATCATAACCCATGTTCAGAAGTTTTTCGGAAAAATTCGCAATTTTGGAAATGGTTTCGGGGGATGTAAGTAAACAAGACATTTTTATTCTCCTTTCATGGTGGGGCGGGATGCCCGCCCCGGTGGTTTCTTTATGCTGTGATTTTTTCGGCTGTTTTTGTCTGGTATGTTTCGCTGCCGAATTTGTCCCGGATCTGGTCCATAGTGTATTTGCCGCGGCTGCGGGTGGCGTCCTCCTCGTTGCGCCAGTACCACATTTTTTTCTTTGATGCCCAACGGAAGCCCAAAGCCTTAAACTGTTCTTTATACTCTTTGGTGTTGCCGGATACCCAAACCCAAGCGCCGCAGAGTTCAATGGTGATTCCTTCAAAGAAAATGATCTGGTTGATGATTTCCATAAACTGGCCGGAGGTTTCGTGCATTTCTTTTTTGCCTTCGGCTTTGGCTGCTTCGTTGTGAATGTCTTTCAGTTTATCGAAAGCCTTTTCATATTCAGCATTGATGGCTTTCATGACTTCCAGGCTGCCGCCGTTGTCGGGGTGGTTCTGGACTACCAGGCGTCTATATTCTTTTTTCAGTTCTTCGATGGATTTGCAGTTTTCAAAGTATTTCATGTTGTTTGCTCCTTTCGGTGTGTCGTTCGCTTGTTATGTACATATCTTATCATGTTATGTACATAACTGCAATATGCAAAATACACAAAAAGTTATGTACATAATTAGTGAATTTTTGATATGTACATAATAAAATGGGGGATATATAATAAAGGAATAGAATGGAGGTGTTGTATATTGGCTATGACAGAAGAAAGAAAGGAATATTTATATCAGTATCAAAAAGAAAAGTTGAAACGTGTTCCCTTGGATCTGAAGAAAAGCGACTATGAAAACGTGGCGGCGCCTGCCAGTGAAAAAGGTTTGAGCGTCAACGGATATATTAAAGAGGCTATCTGGGAAAAAATGGAGCGAGAAAAACAAAAATGAGACTTTTTGATACTTTTTTGGTGCTATAATAAGAGCGTCAGAAAATGACTGTTGATTTTCCATCATGGGAAAAGGGTGATCTGTTTTAAAATGCAGATTGCCCTTTTTTCTTGCATGGAATTTCTTCAAAAACGCCTCTATTTGACATTTTTAGAAAATGTTAAATAAATGGATGGGCAAAAGAAAAATATCCTTATAAGGGGCAAAATTTTGGAAATTAACACAATGTATGTTTTTGTAAACTAAACACCAAAAAACTGAAAAGGGCGGCAGGGCTTGAGAAATCAGGCTTTTTGCCGTCCTTTTTTATTTATGCGTCGTTATACGGGGGTAAAAAGGGGTTAGCACTTTTTTAGCCTCATTTGCTAAGTTTTGTATGCGAAATAATGACGAAAAAACAGCTAAAAAACATTGATATTTCAACGAAAATCGGCATTTTGAACAAATTCTCAAAATTGAGAAAAAGTTTCCTGTGAGTAGAAAAATGGGGTAAAAAGTAGCACTTTAGCACTTTTTTGTCCGCTGTGCTACGCTAAAGCGTCCGGGGAGGTGGTGAAACGGTGACAACAGAAGAAAAAATTTTGAGCAACGCCAAGAGCGTGGAAGAATGGATTTTGGGAGGGTTACCCGAAAGAGAAGTTGCCGCCGCCCTGGGGATTGGTTACAGCACTTTCCGAAAAGCGAAAAGAGAAAATAACCTGATTCGTGATTTAGTCAATGGTGCAAGTCAGAGGTACAAGAAAGAACAGGAAAAGATACAGTCAGAGAAGATCGCCCAAGTGAGGGGGAGCTTGTTCCAGCGGTGTCTGGGGTATGATGTGGACATGCCGAAACACTACAAGGTCAAGCGAGTGGCTAGGGATTCAGACGGGGAAGTCCTGCTGGATGCCGGAGGAAAGCCCATTATGGAAGATGCGCTGGAAAAGGTCATGGAGAAACAGCATATACCCGCAGACGTGACGGCAATCAAATTTTTCCTCATGAATCAGGATAGCAAGGAGTGGCAGTCAGACCCCGAACGGCTGAAGCTGGACAGAAAGAGAGTTGCCAACGACACCAAAAGAACGAAGCTGGCGGAGGCTGCCGCCGGATCAGGCGAAACGGCAGGGAAATCTTTGGAGGATATTCTTGCCGAGGCGGAAGGGGATGTGTATTAAATGGGATATTCCGTTTTGACAGACCCGAAGAAATACATAGAATCTTTTTTGAAAATCAAAACAAAAGAGGGGAAGATCGTTCCTTTTAAACTGAACGAAAGCCAGGAAAAGCTATACCGGGCAATCATGGAGCAGGTGGAGGCGGGAAAACCTGTCAGAATCATTATATTGAAAGCCCGCCAGATGGGCTTTTCTACGTTGACAGAAGGGCTGATATTTCACGATACCGCGACGCATTTCTTGCATAATGCAATGATTATCACCCACAAAGACGAAGCCACCACAAACCTTTTCAACATGTCGAAATTGTTTTTTGAAGGATTGCCGGAGCGCATGCGTCCCATGATGAAAGCCAGCAATGCAAAAGAATTGATTTTCGAAAATCCCACCAAAGACCCGAAGAAAAAGGAAAAGCGCCCGGGGCTGCGCAGTAAAATAAAATGCACCACCGCAGGCGGGAAAGGTGTGGGACGTTCTGATACGCTTACCACGCTGCACGCTTCGGAGGTTGCCTTTTGGCCAGGAGATATTTTGGATACATTGGCAGGCATTTTGCAGGCGGTTCCGTCACTGCCGGGAACGATGGTGATATATGAGAGTACCGCCAACGGGTTCAACGCTTTCAAAACATTGTGGGATAATGCTGTAGCAGGGAAAACGGACTTTGTCCCCCTCTTTTTCCAATGGTTTGAAATGCAGCATTACCGCAAGCCCTACCACGGGGAGGAGCTGACAGCGGAAGAAAAAGACATCATGGAGCGTTTCCAGTTAGACCATGAGCAAATCATGTGGAGGCGTTGGCAAATAGCTAATAACTGTAATAATGACATAAACATGTTTAAGCAGGAATACCCAGCGACACCAGAGGAAGCCTTTATTGCAACGGGTGAGAGTGTTTTTGATACGGAAGCCATCAGTAAACGGCTGTATTATCTTCTGGAAAACTCGCCAGTGGTAAAGCGCGGCTGTTTTATTTACGAAAAGACGGTGAAGGACAGCCAAGCGGGACCGTTTATCCTACTGAAAAACAGGGAGTTTTTGGAGAAAGACAACGGGGAAATCGAGATATACAAGGAGCCGGAGGACGGTGTGCCATACGTCATTGGTGGGGACACTGCCGGAGACGGTTCCGACCGTTTCACTTTACATGTACTGGACAATCGCACCGGTGAACAGGTCGCAAGACTTATGAGGAATTACGACGAGGACGAGTACACCGAGCAGGCCTACTGCTTAGGGATGTACTATAATACGGCGTTGATTGCCATTGAAACCAATTTTTCTACGCATCCGAACAAAGTATTGGAGTGGCTGCGGTATCCCCGTATCTACGAAAGGGAAGTACCTGACAATTACACAGGAGCCATGCAGAAAACATACGGTTTCCGCACGACAACGGTTACACGTCCGCTGATTGTGGCGGGGCTGGTGACATATTTTCGGGATTTCCTCCATTATGTGCATGATGTGGAAACGTTGCGGGAGGCGCTGACCTTTATTCGTAACGAAAAAGGGAAGGCGGAGGCTGAACAAGGCGCACATGATGATTTACTCATGGGTCTTGGTATTGCCCTACAGAGCCGGACACAACACAAGATGGAAGCAGAAAGAACGCCCAAGAAGAAAGTAAAATGGACTGCGGACATGTGGGAGGACTACCGGAACGCAGATACGAAAACGAAGGCGTATTTGCGGGAAAGATGGGGGGAGCCTACACGATAAGGGGGTGAGGATATGCGTTTTGTTATGCCAATTACGGACAAAAGAGCCGTTACGGACATAGCCGAGTATTTGTATGAGAAAAACGAGAGGGACTACGTTCTTTTTATGACGGGCATTTACTTAGGGCGGCGCATATCTGACCTGTTGGAATACCGGGTGCGGGATTTACGGGGAAAAGACTATGTGGAAATACCGGAGAAAAAGACCGGGGACACCATACGCCTGACCATCAACCCACATTTGCAGAAGATTTTCAAGCACTTTTTTCAAGGGAAAAAGGACTATGAATATGTATTTCGCCGGAGCAGGGGAAAGGAAAACCGCCCCATTAGTCGGGTGAGGGCTTGGCAGATTCTGAATGAGGCGGCGGAGGCTGTCAGCTATAACGACCATGTGAGCTGTCACACCATGCGAAAAACCTTTGCATATTGGCTATATAAGGACAGCGGCGGGGACATATCCATGGTGCAGGACATTCTGGGGCATGAGGACCCCAGTATTACAAGAAGATATATTGGTATTGACCAGCAAAGAAAGGATGCAGCCATAAACGGGCTGCATTTTTAATGGGAATTTGACGGAAAGGAGGAAAAGACCATGGAAAAAGGACAGCAAAACCGGCTGAAAAAGTGGCAAGACCGGATGCAGCGAAACCTTACCGCATATCAGCCGATTTTGGACGAAATGGACAAAATGAATAGCCTATACATGGGGAGCCGTGAAATCCAGCCAAAGGTTGGGACAGTGCAGACTGGACCCGTTGAAGATGCGTCAATGGTAAGAAACATCGTGGCTGAATTAGTGGAAGCACAGGTTGACAGTTCTATTCCCATGCCAAAGGTGACAGCCAGAAATGAGGTTGACGAACCATTGGCAACGACCATTGAAGATTTTCTGCGGAACGAAACAGACCGTTTGCCATTTGAGAAAATGAACGATTTGGACGAGCGGACAACGCCCGTACAGGGTGGGGACTTTTATCTGGTAGAATGGGACGCTGACAGACACACACAGACCACCATGGGGGAACTGACGGTAACGCTGCTGCATCCAAAACAGGTGATCCCGCAGGCAGGCGTCAATGAGATTGAGGACATGGACTATATTTTTATCCGAATGGCCATGACCAAAGACCATGTCAAAGAACAGTATGGCATTGACGTATCCGCCGAAGGGGAGGAAAGCCCTGAAAGCCGTGGCGGCAGCACCACTGCGGATGATGTTGTAACGGTTAATTTTGCCTACTTCCGCAACAAAAAAGGCGGTATCGGGCGGTATGTGTGGGTCAATGACGTGGAATTGGAATATCTGGAAGATTACCAAGCGCGTATGCTGACAAGATGCTCCAAGTGTGGGGAGGTCATGGAAGGCGATACCTGCGAATACTGCGGAAGCAAGAAGTATGAGAGAAAAGCAGAGGACACCTTTGCACTCTTTGAGGACATAGAACGCAGTGACGGAAGTATCATTCCTGCCTATACCACAGAATACCAGCTGCCCATGGAGGGGATGCAGGAAATCATCATTGACCCCTTTACGGGAGAGGCAATGGAGGCAATCCCAGAAGAAGTTTCCGTACAGACGAAGATTCCATACTACAAGCCGGACTGTTACCCCATTGTATTACGGCGCAATGTGTCCAGCTGGGGGAAAGTGTTGGGTGATTCTGACGTATCTAAAATCCAAGACCAGCAAAATGCTATCAAAAAATGTGACACCAGAGTACAGGAAAAGCTGGATAAAGGCGGCAGTATCCTGATTAAAAGTGAAAGTACCAAGCTGGAACAGTCAGACAGGCAGTTAAAAGTCGTAAACGTGGAAAAACCGTCAGAGGCAAATATGGTGCGGGTGGTCAACTTGCAGGTAGACACCAGCGGAGATATGGCAGTGGCGGAACAGAGCTACCAAGCGGCGCAAAGGCTGTTAGGTATCACAGATTCCTACATGGGCAGACAGGACAGAACAGCCACCAGTGGTACGGCAAAACAGATTGCCGTTGCCCAGTCTGCCGGAAGATTGGAAAGCAAACGTATCATGAAAAATTCTATGTTTGCGGATTTGTATCAGGTCATGTTTAAATTTCTGCTAGCTTATACAGACGAACAGCGGACAGTGCGGCATGATAAGCTGGACGGCACCACAGAGTACAGCACATTCAACAAATATGATTTTCTGGCGCAAGATGACGCCGGGGAATGGTACTGGAAAGACGATTTTCTTTTCAGCGTTGACACGTCATCGGCTCTGGCTTCCAATAGGGAAGCAATGTGGCAGGAAACACGCCAGAATTTCCAAAACGGTACTTTTGGCGACCCTGCAAACATCCAGACGTTGCTGCTTTTCTGGTCTATGATGGCAAAACTGCATTACCCCATGGCGGAAGAAACCAAAAAACAGCTGGAAGAAATGCAGGAACAGCAGATGCGTCAGCAAATGGAAATGCAGCAAGCAATGATGCAGCAGCAAATGAACCCTATGGGGATGGCTCCACAGCCGATGGAACAGCCAATGGGAGGTGTGACCGGTGAAATGTAACGCATGTGGTGTAGATGCCTATATCGACAGTACAGAGGTGGTATTTGAGGGGGATGAAAGCCCCGATACTGAAACCAAAGCATATTATAACCAGCATTTTGTGTGCCGAAACCCTGCCTGTCCAAACAACGGTAAGGAAATTGGCACACTGTTAATACCTATCAAGTAAGGACAGACCCAAGCAGGTTCCCATTTAGAAAACATTGTTTCTTTTGTTGATTTCTGAATGGGAAATGCGATGGCTGTATTCAAAAGAAAATAATTTCTTTTGAATCAGCGTAGAAGGAATGTCCTTTTTTCGTGGAAGGAGGTGAAAGGCATGAAACGTAGCGCAAGTGCAAATCTGAACATTGGTCATCATGGGGCACAGGAAGTGAAGGCTATCAAAGCCAACACAGGTGGCAAAAAGCCCCAGAAGCAGACAGGTACAGACCTGAGAAGTGGCAAGTAAGGAGGAAATCAGCATGGACATGGAACTGGACAACATGGGGACGCAGGAACCCCAGGAAACCCATGAAGATGGGGAATTTGATGAAATGTTAAAAGACCTTTGGGGCGACGATTACACCACAGAGGACGACGAGGGCGCCGACCCTGCAAACGGCGGAGGTGATCCAGCATCTACGGAGGAAGATGTTCCCCCGGAAACCAAAGAAGAACCTGCACCGCCCCAGACATTTACCATGGAGCAGGTGCAGCAAAGAATCGCCCAGGAGAAACAGCAGGCAGTCAATGACTTTATTTCCAAACAGTTTGCCGGACAGGTTAACCCCTATACGGGAAAACCTATCACAACAGCGGCAGAACTGGAAGCATACCAGACAAGATATGCGGAGGAACAGCTGAAAAGTCAGCTGGAAGGGGCAGGACTGGACAAAAGCGTCATTGACCAGCTCATTGCAGAACATCCGGCAGTCAAAGAAGCTCAAAGAGCCACAGCGCAGGCAGAGGCATACCGTCAGCAGCAGGAAGCAATGGAAACAGAAAATTTTACACGGGATTCCTTGCAGAGGTTGAACGCGAAACACCCTGACTGCGGTGTGAAATCGCTTGCTGATTTGGGCAAAACAGCCGAAGGCAGACAGGCACTTGAATACTGGCGGCGCGGCGTGCCTTTGGAGCAGGCATACAGCGCGGCATTTGCCGACAGTATTGCCACTAACCGTGCGAAGGCTGCAAAACAGCAGGCACATAATGATGCGGTAAACAAAAGCCACCTGTCACAGCCCAAAGGACGTGCCAGCAATGAAAAAATGATGGACGCGGAAGAACTTGCCGCATATAAGGCGTTTTTCCCTAATATGTCCGATGCACAGCTGCAGGAAATGTGGCGAAAGAATCAGTAAAAAGGAGGGATAGAACATGTTTAAAATCCACAACGCAAATGTGGCAGATACGGAAGTGCTGATGTATCTGCCTGGTAAAAATTTGGAAGCCATTGCTATTGGTGAAGCGCTGACTTACAAGGATACTGGCTTGGAAAAATGCGCAGCAACAGACAGACCACAGTATATTTGCCGTGGTCCCGCAAACGAAGATGGACTGTATCCCGTTGGGGCAGTCATGGAAAGTACCAGATACGAAGCACCTTATCAGGCAAAGCCTACTGTGGGTACAAAAGTTACGCTGCATACGGATGCTCTGCAGGTAACAGCCACAGCGACAAACGGCGTATTCCTGGTGGAACGTGTGGACGAAGTCAAAGGAACTGCCATTGGGCGCTTTGTTTGGAGCTTCAAAGACCCTGCAGGCGGTCCCTAATGTGAGTAGATAAACAGACAAGACGAGAAAAGACGAGATGAGAAAGAGGAGATGAGAATATGAGCGGTATTATTTTTTCCGAAGGCAGTGGACTGAATAATGGTTTGATCGGCAAAAGACTTGCCCCCATCAAAGCGATCATCAATTCCAACGTGGAAGCCTTCCAGCAGAAAAGTCTTATCGACAAGATTTATTATATGGACACATCCAAAAACTGGGCAGAAAACTATACCATTGAAACTGCCCTGGGTAATTTCCAGGATGTGGGCGAAGGCGGCGCAACACCCCAGAGCGAAATGCAGGAGGGCTTTGACAAGACCATTGCTCCTCGTGTGTGGAAAAACAAATTCGTTGTCACAAAAGAAATGATGGACGACATGAAGATTGGCAAGATCAAGAGCAAAGCCAACCAGTTCACCACCAGTTACGGCAGAGGCCGTGAGGCTTATGCTGCCCGTATGCTGTCCGGTGCGACACAGGCAAAAGTCACATTTGCTGGCAAAACATACGATGCCACTTGTGCAGATGGCAAGCCTCTGTTCTCTGTGGAACACCCTTCCAAGACACAGGGCGCAAAATTCAAACAGTCCAATATGTTCAAGGCAGAGTTCAGCCAGTCTATTCTGGATCAGCTGCAGGAAAAAATGCAGGACTTCTGCGATGATGACGGTAACCTGCTGAATGTGGCGCCTGACACCATCATCATTCCCAACAGCGCGAAACTGAAAAGAGCGGTATTCGCTGCAGTTGGCAGTGAGCTGGACCCCGAAAGCAACAAAAATGCTATGAACTTCCAGCTTGGTCTGTGGAATATCCTGATCTGGCCTTACATGGACAAACAGATTGGTGGCAAGGACTATGTGATTCTGGCAGACAGTAAATTCCTGCAGGACTACATGTGTCTGCCTTTTATCGACAGGGTTCCTCTGACCGTGACAAGATACACAGACCAGAACACAGACGACGAAGTGTTCAAGGGTTATGCCCGTTATGGTCTGGGCTTCAACAACTGGCGCGGTCTGTGCATCTGCGGCAATGGTATTTCTTCCGGTACACCTTTGGCAGCGTGAGGTGATGGGCATGAGCATGACGTGGGAAGAACTGCAAGTAATTACACTGCAAAAAATGTTTGAACTGCAGGGAGCTGACTTAGTGGTAGATGACAGCACGGGACCTTATATCAATGCCATGCCCGGTGCAGTCAATGAAGCGCTCACGTTGCTTTGTACAGAGGCTTATTACTTCAAGAAAACCGGTGAAATTGTACAGGGGGGCGACCAGCCAACGGCGCCCACCTTTTCCGCCGGTCAGTATAACGCCTATGACCTTTCCAGTGTTTTTGATGATTTTTATACCATGTATGGCGGCTATATCACCTACACAGATGGGGAAAGTTACGGTATCGCCCGTAATGTCCAGACAGAGGGCAGTAAAATTTTACTGATTCCGAAGGACATCAGAGGCACATGGCGTGTGACTTACAGTGCGTATCCAATGGAAATCACCAAGGATACGCCGAAAGAAACTGTCATCGACCTGCCGCCAGATGTGACAAATAAAATTGCTGTTTACATGGCTGGTCAGCTGTACAAAGAGGATGATATTTCTCTTGCACAGATTTACATGAATGAATTTTTGACATGGCTGTCCATGCTGAAAGAAAGCAGCAGCAAAGCGGACAGCTTCGGAAGTACCGGTACATGGACTTCGACGACGGGGTGGTGTTGATTATGGCATTTGATGTACCAAGTCCGGCACCGCGAGGCGTTGAGATCATCGAAGAATTTCGCGGGGTTGACTTGAACAGCTCGCCTACTGTGGTGAGCAAGTACCGCAGTCCAGAAGCACCAAACATGATGCGGGATATCCCCGGCAAGGTGCGGAAGCGGCAGGGGTACGAAAAGCTGAAACACTACGATGGACAGATCAACGGCGTTTTCCGGCTAAACGACAGAATCGTCATCCATGCTGGTGATAAGCTGTTTTTGCAGAATTTATCCAGCGATGACACACAGCTGTATGAAGGTATGGCAGATACCAGAAGTGTCGGGCGGCAGTTCAACGGGAAATTATTTATTTTCGACGGGAAAAAAGCCATTTGTTATGGTGAGTTCGAAAAGGAAGGTCAAACGCCCGCAGAAGGTGAGGAGCCGGAGAAAGAATGGAAGGTTGTGGCGTTGGAGGAAAAAGCCTACGTTCCCACCATCATCATTTCCCGAAAGCCTACCGGCGGCGGTACCACACTGGAACCCATCAACCTGATTGGGAAGAAATTCAAGGAAAGTTTTCTGGGTACCGCCGATGATAAAATCTATCAGATGACGACTGATAATCTGGATGCAGATAAGTTGCAGATACGCCAACTGGTGAAAGACGGAGAATGGAAAGACCTGAAAGAAGGCACAGACTTTTCTGTTGACCGAAAGGCGGGAAAGGTCACATTCAACACCGCCCCCGGAGAAAGTCCCGTAAAAGGGATGGATAACGTGGAAATCACAGCGGCGAAAACAAGAAAGGGATATGCTGACAAAATCAACAAATGCAATATTATGACGCTTTTTGGCGTCAACGGTGCCATTGACAGGATGTTTGTCAGCGGAAATCCAGATTTCGTAAATCAGGACTGGTACTGCCAGATTAACGACGGTTTTTATTTTGGGGATCTGTGGTATTCGGTGCTTGGGCAGGACGGCAGCGCTATTGTGGGATACAGTGTCATCAATGACAGACTGGCTGCTCATAAAAGTGAAGCAGAAGAAGGGAGAAACATCATTCTCCGCAAGGGCGAACTGGTGGAGGATAAACCCACTTTTCCCATTATTGGCTCTTTGATTGGTCGAGGGGCATTGGGAAAATATGGTTTCGGGTATCTTGGCAGCGATCCACTATTCCTGACGGACTTAGGCGTCATGGCTATTACGGCAGCGGACATTACAGGCGAAAAATACTCCCAGAACAGAAGTTTTTACATCAATGAGGCGCTGACAGCGGAAGAAAAGCTGGCAGACGCCTTTGCCTTTGTTTGGCGTGATTTCTACCTGCTTTCCATGGGAACAGGCAGGGTGTATCTGCTGGACGGGCTGCAAAAATCCTACGAGCGGAATACGCCTTACAGTTCGTACCAATATGAGTGTTATTACTGGGAAAACGTGCCTGCCCGTGTCATGTGGGAGGACGTGGAAGGACGGCTTTGTTTTGGTACCGTCGGAGGAGATATTTTCCGATTCTACGATAATGTTACCAGCCAGAAAAGCTATAACGACGTAGGGGCGCCCATCAAGGCAAGGTGGGATATTCCAGACCTTTCCGGTGAGCGGTTTTATGAAAATAAGACTTTCCGGTATTTCTCCGTGGTGCTGGCTGCGGCAATTGCTACCAGAGTGGAAGTATGGGTACAGAGAAAGGGCATTTGGTCATTGCTCTTTGACAGTGGTGCAAAGGCTTGTTATTTCGATTTTACCTACATCAACTGGGAGCGCATCAACTTTTCCAGTGATAACACGCCAAGGACCGTAGGAAAGAAAATCAAGGTCAAAAAGGTAGACAAAGCCAGATTTTCCCTACGAAATGAGGCATACAATGAGCCTTTCGGCATTTACAAAGTAGCTCTGGAATACACCGAGAGCGGAAAGTATAAGGGGTGATGAATATTGGACGTTGATAAGTATAAGATCACGGAAAAGGACATGGCAGGCAAGGGAGTTTCCCCACAGCCGAACCCCATGGAGCTGCCGGAAGCCGAAGCCAAAGCCGTTTTTGACCAGTTGGTAAAAGAGGTCGTTGTACCTTTTTTCAATAAATTTGTGGAGGCATTTGCAAATGTGGACTTGACCAGCGACGCGGACAAGCCCATTTCCACTGCCACAAAGGAAGCGCTGGACAAAAAGGTGGACAAGGCATACAAGACAGGCAGTCAAAGTGAGTATAAGGTCCTTTCCGACAACAACTTTGATGACAACAGCAAGGCTAATCTGGCACTGGCTACCCGTGACAGACATACCCACGACAACAAATCGTTTCTGGACAAATTTACGCAGGATTTTATTGACAATATCCTGTTCAAAGACAACACAGAACCTTATGAGCCGGCAGGTCCATATAACCCGGCTACACAGAAGTATGTGGATGACAAAGTCGTTGCCATTGGTGCTGCGGATATGACAAAGGCTGTCTATGACCCAGAAAACAAAGCAACAGATATTTTTGCATACGCAGACAAGGCGGCGCTGCTGTATGACGCCACCGCAGACCAGTATTATCGTTTTGAAATCCGAAACGGCGGTTTGTGGGTGGTTCCTGTGGAGGCACCGGCAGGCGCGGCAAAGGCAGCGCAGGAAAAAACAGCAAAGGACGGTGAGGCGTGATGGCGGAGGAATTTGAAAACACAAGTCAGGATACACAGGCAGACGTGAAAGGTGCTGGAACCATGCTTGCAGCACCTTTTGAAATTGCAAAGCAGGACACGCTGCTGGAAGTGCAAAAGACAGTGAACAAAACCAATACCACCATTGGGGATATTGGCGACCCGGCAGGAGAAGAAAGTTTGGTGGGGCTTATCAAGAATATCCCGGAAACCGTGCCGACTGGTGCTGTAAAAAGTGTGCAGAGGGGGCATATAACGGCTGTCAAGACAGGTGGGGTTGCGGATGTTACAATAAACACTGTAAACCCAGAAAAATGTATTTGTACAGTTATCGGTGGGTATCGATCTAGTGATTTAAGACCTGCTGTAATTAAAGAGTTTTCTAGTACTAAATTAAAAATCATTACGTTAGGCATGACGGGTGAATCTAGTCAAAATATTGCAATTTACTGGGAAGTTGCAGAATTTTATTAAGGAGGTGTTTTTATGTATCATTACGCACAGATTGACGAAAATGGTTATATCGTCGGCATCAGTCATCTTTCTGGACCAGTTGTGCAGCCGGATATGATCCAGATTGATATGTATTTTAACCCGACCAACAAGAAATGGAACGGTACCTCCTGGGAAAGCTACACGCCGCCAGAGCCGCCGGAGCCGGAGCCTACACAGCTTGACCGCATGGAGGCACAGCTGAACAAAAGTCAGGATGAACTGCGGCAGGAGGGGGCTGACATGATGATGTCGGAACTGGTGAAACGGGGGTTGATGGTATGAAAACAGGTGTGGAACTTTTTTTGGACTACTACAAAGAACGCTTTGCAAAGGGCGAAGTGACAGAGGAACAGCTTTCGCAGATGGTGTCAAAGGGCGCACTGGATGAGGACGAAAAAGCCTATATCATGGGCGGCGGTTCTAGTGAGCTGGAAGGTCTGCGGACATTTCACAGTGAAGTGATGGGCTTGATTGGAGGGGAATGACATGGACTATAAAGCGGATGCGGAAAAGGTGAAGAAACATTTTTCCTCCGTGGTGGAGGCAGGCGGAGCGCTGCTGGACATGGCAGGGGCATACAATCCCATTTTGGCAGTGTTCCAAGACGGTGCAGATGTATGGGTGCCTGACAATGGCAATCAGGCAGCGAAAACATACGTTACATATGAAGGTGTTTTCTACTATGTACCAACGGCGATTCAGAGATTCCCACATTATAAACCGACGGATACCCCGAACAACTACTGGCCTATTCCCAGACCTGTTGCCGGGGTATTTCCATATCTAAACGGTATGATGGTGGTGAAGGATATGCTGGTGAAAGACCCCAACGGAAAAACGTATCTTTGTACGCTCCCCAGTGGGGAATACAAGCTGGTGAATCCTCCCAGTGAAGCCGCCAGCATTTTTACAGAGAAGAAGTGAGGTGGGCGGCATGGACTGGCTGGAATTATTGAAAGAATTTGTGACGCCTGTTTCTGTTGGCCTGTTCATGCTGTATATCAATAAGCGTGATGCCAAAAATGCGGATACGGAAAACGCAAAAGACCAGATGTTTTTCCAGATCATCAACAGTGTGGACGCCTGTATGAGTTTGAGCCTGACATTAGCAGAAATCATTAGGGAAAATCATGACTGCGAGGACAATGAGGAACTTCTGGAAAAGTACCAGCGGGTAAAAAAGGCAAGACGGCAGAAACAGGAGTTTATGGAGAAAAAGGCAGCGGAAAAGATTTTATAAGGAGGAAGAAAGATGAGTAAAAAAGACTTTGCGGTAAGAAAATTTGTGAAAAATGGTGTTACATACGAATTTACACCCTTCGGCGAATGGCTGAAAGATGGTGTACCTTTCAAGGCGGAAATCAAAAACGACCAGAGAGAGGGTCACAGCGGTAAAAAATGGGTGTGTGACGGCTCCCATGCTATTGCGCCTGTGAGAGATTTTGGTTTCCTGTCTAATACAAATCCTGCCAGCTATGAACAGATCGGCAGCACAAAAACAGACGTTGAAAACGGCGTTGAACTGCGCACCAGATGTATCTATCGTACAGCTGATGGCATGAAGTGTAAGGACAATGTGACACTGTACGAAGCTGACGGCGTTACTAAGAAAAAAAGCTGGATTGAAGAAAATGCAGAGTTTGAAGCAATCGGGGACAAAGCGGAGGAGTGATTGTAATGAATAAAGAAAGATTCAAAAATCCTTGGTTTTGGGTTGGTATCGGTGGTGTCATCCTGACAGCTACGGGTATGGAACCGTCCATGTTCACTAGCTGGGATGCCCTTTCCGGCGCTGTGCTGGATGTGCTGAAAAATCCTTTCCTGTTGGGTACAGCGGCTCTGGCGGTGCTGGGTGTTTTCGTGGAGCCGACAACAAAAGGGTTGACAGATGGAAAGGGTGAAGAAAAATGAGCAAATTGTTTATTTCCCAGCCTATGAGGGGTAAAACAGAAGAAGAAATCAAACAGGAAAGAGAAGATGCACTGAAATTCGCAAAGGATGTTCTGCAGGAGGATGTGGAACTCATTGACAGCTATATTGCCGAAGATCCTCCGAAAAATGCGGATATGGCGCTGTGGTGTCTGGGACGTTCTTTGACAATGATGGCAGAAGCGGACATTGTCTGCTTTGCCAAAGGATGGGACGAGGCTAGAGGATGCAAGATCGAGCATGCCTGCGCTGTGGCTTACGGAAAGCCTTATTTCGCTGACTGTGGGGAGGAAATGGAAATTTCCATCCCCGGTGTAGAAACAGAATGAAGGTGATTGTATGAAAATAGCGATTGACGACGGTCACGGTATGGAAACGGCAGGGAAAAGAACCCCTGCCTTTTCTGACGGTTCCGTGATGCGGGAAAACGAATTTAACCGGGCGGTTGTTGCCCATCTCCATGATGAACTGATCCGCAACGGTTTTTCTGTAGTGCTGACAGCCCCAGAGGACACAGATACAAGTCTTGCTACACGCGTGCAGAGAGCCAATGACGCACATGCTGACTATTTCGTCAGCGTCCATGCCAATGCTTTTGGCAATGGTTGGAACGATGCCAACGGCGTGGAATCCTTTGTGTATGCGCTGAACGACGCCAAAACAACAGGTCTGGCAAGATGTATCCAGCATGAGCTGATACAGGCAACTGGGCTTCGCGATAGAGGGGTGAAGGAAAATCCTACTCTGTATGTGCTGCGGAAAACGACCATGCCGGCTGTGCTCTGTGAGTGTGGCTTTATGACAAACGCCGCAGAGGCAAAGCTACTCAAAAGTGACGCCTACCGGAAGAAATGCGCTACCAGCATTTGCAAGGGCATTTGTGCCTTTGCTGGCAAAGTGTATCAGGAAGAAAAAAGTCCGGTAGTCCATGGTCCGGTCATCATTGAAAACCGGACAGAGGATGTGGACTTGATCTTGTGGGAGGGAAGAAACTACCTTTCTGCAAGGGATGTTGGGGAAATGTTCGGATATGACGTTTCCTTCAAGGGAAGTACCCCGATTTTCACGAAAAAGAAATAAAGTGCATGAGAGCCACTTCGGCGGAGAAATCCGCAGGAGTGGCTTTTTTCTTTGAAAGGAGGAATGAACGTGGCAGGTGGATTTGATAAAAATAAAGACTACGCTGCAGCCATCAAGAATGAAAAGGACCCCGGCAAAAGAAATCAGTTGATTTCTGAAAGACAAAATAAAATCAACTGGATGAACAGTACAGGTCAGAACAAAAATGGTTACAGCAATTCCATCTATGGAAGCAAGTACAGCACGATTTCCGAAAAAGGCGGCAGCTCCGGTGGCGGCAGCCGTGGCGGTGGTTGGGGCGGTTATTCCGAGCCGGACTATGCGGCGATTGCGGCTCAGGCAAGGAGAGAGGCAGATATGGCGGCAACCTTCGCCAGCATGAACGCGGCAAAGATCGGCATGGATAATGCTGCCATGGAGGCTGCCATGAAGAACACAAACGACACATACAGTGGCTTTAATAAAGCGACTGTAGACAATACCAGAAGTGAATCTGCCATCAATCCAGCGGCGTACACATTTCGGAACTTTGACCCGAACAGGGACTATGCGGCGGAAATCGCGAAGGAAACAGACCCGGCAAAGCGGGCGCAGCTGAAACAGGAACGTCAGAACAAGCTCGACTGGATGAACAACGCCGGAACAAACAAGGGCTATACCAATGACATTTACAAGGATGATGAAAGAAAGGAAGCTAAGTATACGCCGTATTTCCAAGATTATACACAGGGTTGGGACTGGAATGGCATTAAAAAAGGCGCAAGAGCCGACTTGAACAACAGGGCGTATGATATCATCAATGCAATGCGTCAGAACAGTGTTGCTTATGGTACCTCTGATTTGGCGACACAGAAACAGCTGGCGGCAGAAAATCAGGCTTATGCGGAACAGCTGAACAATCTGGGTATTGCTGTACGGCAGTTTGAACCCGGCGGCAGTTGGTATTATACAGGACGACCTGTGCTGCAAGGTGATCCATACGAAACAGCAACAGGGTATTACAAATTGTACGATGTGCCGGAAAATTACGATATGTTTGTCAATAACAATCCTTATGAGGAACTGTTATACGACAAGGACCCGAAAACAGAGGCAGAATACGGAGATGGCGGCGCTTGGGGGGATTGGTTTATGAACGCGGCAGATATGCAGGCTGGGGCGGTAGATGCACAGCTGAAGGCATTACAGGAAAAGCTGGCAATGCAGAGAGGGGAAAATAACAGTTACTATGACGACATTGCTTCACAGGCTTACATTGCCAAACGGCAGGCAGAGGCGGCTATGCCCCAACGACTGGCGGCTTATGGCATCAGCGGTGGTGGAAGTGAAAGCGCACAGCTGGGACTGGATACATCGTACCAGAACAACATCAATGCCAATGAGCTTGCAAGACAAAAAATGCTGCAACAGCTTGACTATCAGAATATTCTGGCACAGTCCCAGGCAAACAGTGACAAAGCGAATATCTATGCCCAGGCGCAGAAAGACGCCTATAACGCTTATTTGCAGCAGAAACAGTGGGAACAGCAGCAGGAGCAGGCGCAGTGGGAGCGTGATGCTTGGCTGAAAGAATTTAACCAGAATAATGAAAGATGGGACAAAGAATTTAACTACGGCGTTGGACGAGATGAAGCGCAAGATCGTTTCAATATGATCGACTACTTCATTGCTATGCACAACTGGGACGCGCTGGACAAAATGGGCATTGATACATCCTACATGAGAAGGCAGGATGCCTATGAGGCTGCACAGCAGGCTTTGAAAGCAAGCAAATCTTCCGGCAGAAGTTCTTCCGGCAGTTCTTCCAGAAGTACTTACAGCAGTGGTGGGAATACTGGAAGTGGTTTGGTTGTGTCGCCTGTAAGTTCAACTTCACAAGCAGCATCAAGCGGGCGAACTCAGTTGGGTTATCAAGATGTTATCAATCAATACAATAATACTGCAAATAAAGCACAATTCAAAGCATGGCTTGATTTGATGAATAAACAGGGAGTTGTGAGCGATAATGACTATATCAAAGCTGTAACGTCTCTTGGATTGAATCAGGCAAACAGTTCTAATGGTAATTTTATGCAAAGATTTTTCTAA